CGCACCAAGTCATTTGCCCGCCCGAAGCGGCTCTATATCAGCACTCCGACCGTTAAAGACGAATCACTGATCGAGCGCGGCTATCTGGAGTCAGACCAGCGGCGCTATTTCGTGCCGTGCCCACGATGCGGAGAGATTCAGGCGCTCGAATGGGGCGGCAGCGACGCGGCGCACGGCATCAAATGGCGAGGCGAAGGCGAAAACCTCGAAGCCTATTATGTGTGCATCGCCTGTAATGGCGAGATTTACGAACACAACAAGCCGGCGATGCTTTCAGCGGGCCGCTGGATATCCGGAAACCCGGAGCGCAGCACGCGGGGCTATCACATCAGCGCCCTCTATGCCCCTATCGGCTTGGGTCCGTCATGGTCCGATCTCGTCAAGGAGTGGCTGACAGCAGTCAAATCAACATCAACGTTGCGCACGTTCGTGAATACCCACCTTGGCGAAGTCTGGGAAGAACGTGGCGATCAGATAGACGCTACCGGCCTGATAACCAGGCTCGAAGAATACGACGAAAAGCCAAAAGCGCTTGCCCGCACCGCAGGCGTCGACGTACAGAAGGACCGGATTGAGGTCACCGTGGTCGATTGGGGAGACGGCGAAGAGGCGTGGACCATGGATCACATCATCATCCCCGGCGACACGGCACAGCCTGACGTGTGGGTACAACTCGACGGAGAATTGCGGTTCTGGGCGCCGGAAGTTGTCGCAATCGACAGCGGCTACAACACCAGCATGGTCTACGCATTCTGCGAGCCGCGCCGATGGGCCGTAGCAGTCAAGGGGCGGGCCGGGCCGAACGTGCCGATTGTGGAAAACGAGAAAGCCCGTCGCCAGCGACTGCGCGGACAGATCAAGCGGGGCTTAACGGTGCATCTAATCGGAGACGATCAGGCAAAGGCGCTGATCTACAGCCGCCTGAAGATCATCACGCCCGGACCGGCGTATATACACTTCCCGAGCGATGCCAGCTTTGATGACGAATACTTCGCACAGCTCACCGCAGAAAAGCTGGTGACGAAGATGCGTGGCACCCGCCCCTACGCCGAGTGGGTGCAGACGCGCCCACGCAACGAAGCCTTGGACTGTTGGAAATACGCTCTGGCAGCCCTACGCCTGTCAGGAATCAACCTCGAATTGCGGGCTGCTGCAACTGTTTCAGAATCCGCGAGCGGCAAGAATTCGCCATCCGTACCGACAAACCTGCTCGCGTCCCGTGCGGCAGAACTCAATGAAAGGATTCGCGCCCGTGCAAGAAGATGACTTTATCGTGTCCGTTATCGACACTGTTTCGGAACACGTGACAATCCCCAAGCCCAAGCGCGCCGATATCGACAGATCACTGCGCCTGAATTGGGGTGGCATGCCAGTGTACATTGCCGTGCGCTCGCCGATGTTGCGAAAAGAAATCCGGGAGGCCGTTGGAACATACGAGGAAATCGCCAAGCGTTTCAGCGTCAACAAAACGACTGTCTGGCGAATCCGTAAAGGTCGATAGTTGCAATTCTTCGTGTATTTGCAATCGCCACATTGGCCACAATCACGACGGGCAGTACCTGGCGCATCGGAATAACGGGAAACAATGGCATATACCACGACACAGCTCGCGGCGATTGAGGCTGCAATCGCGACGGGTGAATTAACCGTCGAAATAGATAACCGGCGCGTCACCTATCGCTCTATCAGCGATTTGCTAAAGGCCAAGCGCGAAATAGAAGCCGGCTTGATTGCCGCTGCGACGATCGCGACGCCGGTCACACAGAGCTATGTTCAGCGGGTGCGGAATTGAACGCACTCGACAAACTGATCACCCTGTTCAGCCCGGAAGCCGGGTTGAAACGCCAGGTTGCCCGTGCTGCGATACAGCGCGCCGGCGCCCGTGCTGCGGACTCGCTGAACCTTCGAGCCTACGAAGGCGCGAAGACTGGCCGACGCACCGGAGGCTGGATCACCGGAGCCACGAGCGCGGATGCCGAAGTCGCTAGCAGCGCTGTCAAGCTGCGGGATCGCACCCGCTCACTGTGCCGGGACAACCCATACGCCAGCCGCGCCCGTGATGTGTACGTCGCGAATGTGGTTGGCACGGGAATCACCGTCAAGGCTGGCAGCGCGAAGGAAGCATTCGAGCAGTGGACCACAGAATGCGACGCCGATGGCATGCTGGACTTCTACGGCCTACAGGCCCTCGTTATGCGCTGCGTTTTCGAGTCTGGCGAATGCCTGATTCGCTACCGGGAACGCCGGCCAGAAGATGGGCTACTTGTCCCGCTGCAATTGCAGGTGCTTGAGCCGGACTATCTCGACGCCACCAAGACGGGAGCCGTCAACGGCGGCGGCTGGTTGATATCTGGGATTGAATACAACGCCATCGGCCAGCGCGTTGCCTATCACCTCCACAACCAGCACCCTGGCGACGTGGCGAACAGATCGAAGCCGCTGGAATCGAAACGGATCCCGGCCGATCAGGTATTGCATATCTTCGAGCGGTTGCGCCCCGGACAGTCTCGCGGCGTGCCGCGAATGTCCAGCATCCTGCTCAAGATGCGGGACCTTGACGACTACGAAGAGGCCGAGCTAGTCCGCAAGGGAATCGAGTCTTGTTTCTCGGCGATTGTCACCACCGAAGACAATGGCGTCAGCCTCTCCGAAGGCACAACTGATATCAACGGGAACAGGATCGAAACGCTTGGGGCTGGGCTAATCCAGTATCTCAAGCCAGGGCAGGATATCCGCTTCGGTGCGCCGGCCAATGGCGGCGATTACGGCGCATATACCAAGACGCAGCTACGGGCGATTGCTTCGGGCATCGGGATCACTTACGAGCAAATGACTGGCGATCTGTCGGACGTGAATTACTCCTCAATTCGCGCCGGCCTCGTTGAATTTTACAAGACGGTCGACATGCTCCAGTGGCATGTGCTGGTCCCGATGATGTTGGCGCCGATCTGGAAACGCTGGGCAGAGACTGCATTCGCCGTCAAGGCTATCCGCACCCCTGCGCCGGCCATGGCCAAGTGGACTCCCCCGCGTCGGCAGTGGGTTGACCCGCTCAAAGACGTCAACGCGGCGCGTGCGGAAATTTCTGCTGGCATCACCAGCATTTCCGAAACCATCCGCGCTAGGGGCGAAGATCCTGACAAAATCTTCGCCGAGATTGCCGACGAGCGGAAACATCTTGAAACGCTCGGGATAACAGTCGACGTCATCGCCGTGCCGCCAGTCTCACCCGTTGATACTGCCGCCGCCAGCGCCGACACGCAGGCCAACGGCAAAGCGCTTGCCGAGATTGAACACCAGCGTGAAATCGCCGAAATCATGCAACGCCATCAAGAGCAGAACTCGGCGCGGCTCGAAGCTGGCGTATCGGCAATTGCTGCGGCGGTGCGTGAGCAACCATCCCACGTCATCAATGTTGCTGCCCCGATTGTCAATGTCGCACCGGCAGATGTTCGCGTCGACAACATCATCCCGGAGCAGCCCGCCCCGGTTGTCAATGTCGCCGCGCCTGCGGTACGAGTCGATAACCACGCCCCGGCCAATCCTGCTCCGGTCGTCAATGTCGCACAGCCGAATATCACCGTCGAAAATACCGTGATGCCGGCATCTGTCGAATTGACGCTCCCGGCACGCAAGACGGAAACAACCATCATTCGCGACAAGGCAGGAAACATTGCCCACGCCACCCAGATCGAAGAAGACGCCTAAAAAGGAAACCCAATGGCCGCAACAGTACAGCTAGTCGAAAAAAACGGAGCCGGTGGAACACAGACGGACAAGACGAGCGGGAATATCAGATTCAAGAATGCCGACAACAGCACCGTCGACACCAGCAACCCGATGGTGAAACCAGGCGCCGGCGTCGACTACTCGTTCGAGAAGTGGCTGCGAATGAACGTGTCTGGCGGCACCTACACAGAGATCACCAACGTCAAGGTCTATATGGACGGCGCGAATGGGCTTGGAACTGGCGTTACACTCTATGCCAAAGCAGTCACCGCCTATGCCACGCCGGCAGAAGCCACCGCGACGGCGGGCTATGCCGACGCATTCACGTACACCAGCGGATCCCCGCTTACCCTCGGTGCCGGCCCCTACACCAGCACCGGCGAAAAAGCTGATCACTGCGTCATGATGCTGACCGTTGGGACTACGGCATCGGGTGGAATCACGCCAAGCGAAACGTTGACGCTTTCTTGGGATGAAATATGACATTGGCATGAATAAAGTCCATGAAATCACCACAGACGCGGAAGGAAATCACGTCGGCACAGATGGAGATATCACCGTGTCGCTTGTCGGTGGCAGGATGTTCAAGCGCCGCGCCATCAAAGGCGTCGGCACGGAAGGCGCGCAGGAAGTCTGCTGGCTTGTCTGTGAACTCGACGGCGTGCGCGTCTATCAGTCCGGGCGCAATGTAATCGTCAGCCGTGCTGACATCAATCCCTAGCGGCAATGAATGCGCCATCGACTGAATTGCTGGATTGTCGCCATGGCGCTCTGGGCATCCAGCCACGGGCATCAATACGCCTGGGTTCGACGGTCCAGAACGTTCTTCCAGATGCTGCCGCATTTCGGCTATGCCGAGCGCGTCGGTCTGAGAAGTTTTCGCAGTATCGAGTATCACCCGCCACGCGGCCGGCTATGGAGCGCAGACGATTGCGGGCTGTTTTTCTCTGGCCACTACGTCGTGGTGCACCATCGCATTGTTTCGATCAGACGCTGGGCAACGAAAGAGCAGGCGCTGGCAGATCACTATTTCGGAAAACATCATGAGCATATCCGCTAACTTTCTTTCCCAACTTCACGCGCTGTGGTGGATTGTTCTGCTCGTCGTGTGCATCGGTGCTGCCGTGGCCATCCTGTTCGGCATCGCCATTGAGGCCATGAAGCCAGAGCCACCCGCGCCTCCGTATCGGATCGAATTCGATGATTTTTACATTGACGACAGGAAAGGTTGACCAATGCTACTCGACGCGCAACTACAAACACTCGCCGCTGCCATTCGCGCAGAGACCAACAAAGCCTGCGTCGACGCGCTGGCCATCCGCAACGATGTGGCCATGGAAGCGTGGATCAATGCCGCGTCCGCACAGAGCGCGTGGAATCCGTCAATGACCGGCGTCGATCTTTTCGAGGCGTCGGACGTGACCAAATTCGACAGCCTGACGGCCGGCAAGCGCGACGCATGGCGGATGATGCTTGACTTCGCGCCAATCAATTTCGGCAAGCAGAAATTTCGCAAGGCGGTCACTGACGCATGGGGCGCGACGGACAGCAAGGCGGTCCTCACCGCCTGCACCCGCCCGGCGACCAATGGCGAAAAGTATCTCGGCGGGACAGTCGCTACGGAAAACACGATTGCGGCGTGGAAACTTAACTTCTCCGGAAACATTCCCATCGGCGAAATCTCGAACGCGCTGAACAGGTTCTAGCCATGGCAAACGAACTGAAAATGGTGTTCGGCAGTTCGACGACGGTGATATCACTCGCCGCCGCGCTGGCGAGCGGGGCGAACACCTACACCGGCTTGACCGGGCTGACAAATACGCAGCTAGACAACTCGACGCTGCTTTATCCATACGCCCGTGCCGTTCTCGGCGTGCCGGATACGTTCGCCGCAGCGCCCACTGCTGGCGGGACGTTTGACCTGTACATGGTGCAGGACGACATCGACGGGACCGGAGACGAGACGCCTGAGCCGGGCGCGTCCGACATCATGTATCTCGCCAAGTGGGTTGGATCGTGGATCGTCGACAATCAGGACGTGGCCACCATCAAAGCAATCGTCATCAGCATCTTGGGCGTGCAGAAGGCGCGATTTTTCGTGGCCAATAACTGCGGCCAGCAGGCCAGCTACACCAGCAACCCACTGACCGTCAAGATCACGCCTTTCAGCCACATGCCGACCTAATATGCCGGTGTTGTTAATCCCAGGATTCGAGCAACAGCAGTCAGACGTTTTCTCCGGGTTCGATGACAAATGGGGCCGTGGTCTGGCGGTTGCCTTCGAGGCATCGCTCGGCCAGCGCGATCTTGTAACGAACTATGCGTCCATTCCGGCCACCGGAGTCACCTACGGGGGCGGATCAAAAGGATTTCAAGCTAAATTCTCCGGCTCGCAGGCCACCAAGGCGTGCACCTTCGGCGTGCATCATGGCATGGATGGCGCCACCGAAGCGACTTGGGATGTGCTTGTGTATTTCTCAGGTGCGAATCCAACCGGTATCATCTGCGGACAGTGGGACGGGTACACGCAGGAGTGGCTGCTTAAGGCATCTTCGGGGTCCCTGATCTGGATTCCTGCGGATGATAACGCATCGAACAGAACGAGATTCGATCTATCGGGTGCATTTCCGACGGCGGGTTGGTATCGCATCATCTGTTCGTGGTGGAGCAAATCCAGCAAGCTGCTGCTGATCAACGGCGTCGACAAGACCACATCGCTGTCGGTGGTTTCGACAGGCGCAGCAAACATCGGCACGAACAACACGACTGATGAATTGCAGATCGGCATGGCCTCCGGCAATAGTGCGCTGAACGGGGCCGTCGTCTTTGCCAGAGCGTGGAATGTCAAGAAAACTCTCGCGGAATTGCAGGATTTGCACAATGTTCCGTGGCGGATATTCAAGCCCCTTCCGGGATATTTCCCGGTTGCGGCAGCCGGCTCAACTCCAAAGACGGCGACAGCAAACATTGCCGCCGCGATCCAGGCACCGCGCTCGGCTAATGCCAGCGTTGCCGCCGCGATCCGGGTGTCGAACACCTCGACGGCCTCGCTATCCGCAGCGATTGCCCAGCGGAACACAGCAACCGCATCTGTCTCGGCGGTTATCAAAGCGGGAATCACGGCAACCGCGTCTGTCAATGCGGCGATTCAGGCACCGCGAAGCGCTACCGCATCCCTGTCCGCAGCAGTCAGGGCAGGACAAAGCGCAACAGCCAGCCTGTCGGCAGCCGTTCGGCTTGCAGCAGCCGCAACAGCATCGCTGTCGGCAGCAGTCCGTGCTGGACAAACTGCAACAGCCAGTATATCCGGCGCGGTACAAGTTTCAGCAACCGCAACAGCTAGTCTATCCGCGAGTATCACCGCACCGGGCGCGTTATCGATTACAGCCAGCCTGTCGGCTGCTGTCCGCCAAGCGAATGCCGCTACCGCGTCCATTGATTCTGCAATCCGTGCGGCCCGCACTGCCAGCGCTTCAATCGACTCGGCAATCACAGCGCAACGCACCGCCAGCGCCTCGGCCAGTGCTGCCGTGTCCGTTGCCTTCTCGGTTTCGGCCAGCCTGGATTCTGCTGTTCAGCGGGTGGCAATCGCAAGTGCGTCGCTCAGTGCTTATGTGCAAGCCGACACGACGATTACGCAAGCCGAGGTCGACATGTTGGCAGATATCTGGCGTCGCCTTGGCTTGGATATCGCCAATCCACTGGTGCAAGGTACGACCACTCTGACATTCGGCCCGACGATCACACTGTCAGGATCTGGCACGATTACCAGCACCCGCACCGGCTCCACCGACTCCGGCCCCGCCGCTGGTGTCATGCTCCTCGATGTCTGGCAGCGGCTCGGGCTTGATCCTGCGAACCCGATGACTGCCAGCGATACGGCTATCAACGCGGGGGCCGTCAGTCAGACTGTCAGCGAGTCTGCCGGAACGGTAACGGTGCAGCGTGCTTGATCCACGTGCCATCGCCACGCTCGGAATCGGCTACGGTGCCGATCTGCTGGCGCGCATCGGGCTATGGCCGTCGACGTCCGTCATCATGCCTCCCCTCAAATATCGGAGCGGGACCGGATTCTCAACAGCAAAGCCTCCACAAATCCGGCCAGTCGAAGACGATGAGGCGTTTTTGTTGTCCGTGCTGCTGTAAAAAACTGCAATTTTCTGTGTATTTGCAATTGCCGGCTGCCGGATGATGGCGCCATTATTGGCAGCCGGGTTTCAGCATGGACAAATCCCGTATCGAGGGAATGCTTTATCGCACATCGGACGCCCCAACCGTGCGCGAAGGGGCAGACGGAAACACCGTCTTGGCGCTTTCGTTCTCGTCCGAAACTCCGTACACAAGATCCTCCTGGTTTGACGAACCCTGGGTGGAGATTCTCGGGCATAAATCGTCCGAGGTCGATCTATCCCGCCTGAACTCCGGTGCTCCGGTGCTGGCAAATCATGATCGCGGCGCTACCGCATCCACTTCGCCAATGGCGTCAATCGGCGTCGTCGACAAGGCATGGATCGAGGACGGCGTTGGGCGCGCAGAAATCCGCCTCTCGCGCCGTCCGGAAATCGCCGGGCTTCTGCAGGACATCGCCGATGGCATCGTGCGCAATGTCTCGGTTGGCTATCAGATCAACGAGCGCACCTTGCTCAGATCACACTCGGACGCGCCGGACGAGTACCGGGTAACTTCATGGACACCGATGGAAATTTCCCTTGTCGACCTGCCGGCCGACGCCACGATTGGAATCGGCAGAAGCCAGAATTTTGAAGTTGTACAACTGCCGGACTCCGGCGACACCCAAAGAAAGGAGTCCACTATGGACAATAAAGAGCAGGACCAACTCAACCTCGACGTTATTCGTCGGGAAGCAACCGCCGCTGAACGTGCCCGCGTCACTGAAATCAACGAGGCTGTTCGCGGCCTGCGTCTTGATCAATCATTCGCAGATGAGCTGATTGCCAAGGACACGTCAGCCGACGAAGCGCGCCGCCTGGCAATCGCCAAGGCTGCCGAGCGCAGCAATGACACGATCAAGCCGCCAATGGGCCACATCGAAACGCTTGTCGACGAGGTTGAAACCCGTCGGGCCGGCGTTGAAGAGGCTCTCCTTCATCGCTACAACCCCGCACAACACAAGCTGTCGGACAACGGAAAGCGCTTCTCTGGCCTGTCGCTGATCGAAATCGGCCGCGAACTGCTCACTCAACGCGGCGTCGATATTCGCGGAATGAGCCGGGATCAGATCGCTACCCGAGCCATGCTGACGACTGGCGATTTTCCGTACATCCTCGCCAACGTCGCCAACAAGACGTTGCGCCAGGCGTATGAAGCGGCCCCGCAGACGTTCAAGCCGTTCACCAGGATGGTGACTGCGCCTGACTTCAAGACCATCGCCCGCACCGCTCTCGGCGATTCTCCGACTCTTGAGAAGGTCAACGAGCATGGCGAATACAAGTATGGCTCCGTCTCGGAAGCTCGCGAAACCTACGCCATCGCGTCATACGGCAAGATCGTTGCACTGACTCGCCAGACGCTGATCAATGACGATCTCTCGGCATTCACCCGTTTGCCGGAAATGTTCGGCCGCGCCGCTGCGGATCTGGAATCGGACACCGTTTGGGGCATCATCACCGCCAACGCCGCACTGGCCGACAGCATCGCCCTATTCCACGCCAGCCACGGTAATCTGCCAACCGGCGCCGCCATCTCCGTCGCACAGCTTGGTGTTTGCCGCGCCGCGATGCGGGTTCAGACTGGCCTTGACGGCCGCAAAATCAACGTCACCCCGCGCTATCTGCTGGTGCCGGCTGCTCTGGAAACCATCGCCCAGCAATTCACCAGCCCGGCTTACGCCGCTTCCGCCTCGTCCTCGATCAACCCATTTGCCGGTGCCCTTCAAGTGCTTGCCGAGCCGCGTCTCGACACTGCCAGCACCACGGCATGGTATATGGCCGCCGATCCTGCACAGATCGACACCATCGAGTATGCCTACCTCGAGGGCAACCAAGGCGTCTACCTCGAAACCAAGGACGGCTGGGAAATCGACGGCGTTGAATTCAAGGCCCGCCTCGACTTCGGCGCCAAGGCTATCGACTTCCGTGGCCTGGTCAAGGGTAACTAAGACTGATCTCTGGGCGCCCATAAGCGCCCGGATAACCCGAAAGGAAAGAAACAATGAAGACGTACAAGCAAGAAGGTGAAGTCCTTACCCTTACCCCCGGCGCTGCCGTCGCATCCGGCATCGGCTATCTGTTCGGTGCCGGCCTATTCGGCGTCGCCACGCAAGACGTGGCCATCAGCACTCCCGGAGAATTCGTCGTTGAGGGCGTTGTCGAAATCGGCAAAACCTCTGCGCTGGCCATCTCCGTCGGGGACCGGCTGTTCTGGGATTCGACGAACAAGGTTGTCAACAAGACGACCGCGGCCCAACAGGTTGTTGGCGTCGCGGTGTCGGCTGCAAGCAACCCGTCGTCAACCGTGCTGATGAAGATTGGCCAGTATCTGCCGGTTGCTACCTGATCCACTGTAGCGAATGGTCGACTTTGCCGCTCACACCGGGAATATCATCGGCCGCCTTGGGCGGCCGGTCAGCATTACGCCGACCGGCCAAGCTCTGCGCGTTGTGACAGGGGTATTTGTACAGTCTCCAGCGCTTGCATTTGATTTGGTGGCCGGCGTGTCGCCGATGCTGCGCCTGACAGCGCAAGACGCGGCGGGAGTTGTCAACGGAGACCCGGTACTGGTCGGCAGTACCAGCTACACCGTTACCCGTGCGCAGGCCGATAGCGAGGCCGGCGATGTGCTGCTTTCTCTGGATACTGTCTGATGGCAACGCATGTTGCCGACCGTATCCTGGCTGCCCTGAAGTCGCAGCTTGCCTTGACGATGGGCGCATCAGGAGTGCACCTCGTCCCGCTGCACATGATAGACGCGGGAACCCTTCCCGTTGTCATCATTGACCAGGTGCGAGATACGGTTACAGAGTCGACCGGAGTATTTCCAGTCTATCAGACACACAGGCTTGAGATGACCGTCCGCATTTGCATCATGGCGACGGAATCAACGTTCGACGCGGCACTTGGAACCTTACACGAGGCCGTGTCGAAGGCACTTACCGGCACGACATCCGCCATAACGCTTGGAAATATCCTGACGCGTGGACTGCGTATCGACGGCGAGGAACTGTTCGCCGACGCCGAATCACTCCAGAAGCCTGTTGGCGGATGGGCCATCGCAGTGAGTTGCATTTACAACACCCGCTCAGATCAACCGGGCAATTTTGAGAAGGAATTAACACCATGAGCTTTATCGGAACCGGCAAGATCAAAATTGCCCAATATTCGTCCGGCGCTACCTTCGGGGCGCGCAACTTCATCGATGTTGGCAACGCCAGCGTGTTCGAATATTCATTTTCAGAAACCCGCAAGGAACTGCTCGACTATCAAGACCCGGCCGGGGGCCTCGCGGCCAGCGTCGTGCGCCTGGACAAGGTTGAGGGCAAGATGGACCTTCGCGTGTTTTCCGCCGCGAATCTGGCGTTGGCGTTGTGGGGAACCGCTGCGGTTCCTGGCGTAACCGCGATCACCGGCGAAGCGCATGTAATCACAGCCGGGGCATTTATCCCCACCGAGAGGCTTATCAATACCGCTGTTGCGCCGGTTGTCAAAAAGGGCGGCACAACCGTTTTAACTGCCGATTATGTCGTTACAGGCGGCGGTATCACGATTGCCTCGACCATCACCACCGGCGGCGTGGCCACTGGTGACTCGATCACAATCGACTACACTCCGCTGGCATCCTCGACTATCCAGACGCTCATCAGTACCGCTCCTCTGGTGTCCATCTTCTTCGAGGGTGTTAACGGCGTCGACGGGAAATATGCGACGAACCGCATTTACAAGGCCAAATTGGGCGTTGCTCAAAACGTCGGCTATATTTCCGAGGACTTCAACACGCTGAGCCTGTCCTTCAGTGTGGAGAAAGACACGACGGTTATGGGCGCTGGCATCAGCCAATTCCTGAAACTTGAGACGGCGACCTAATGGCGGCGTCCGAGCAAATCACCATTGGCGACCGGGCCGTTACCGTTTCGGAACTGTCCGTCGCCAAGGTGCGCAACTGGGTGGTTGAATCAGAAGCCGGCGCCGCTGTCGACCCTCTGAGAGCGTTCGTTTTTGATGATTGCAGCCTCGACGATCTGGCGCGCATGTGCGACATGACGGCAGAGGACATGGAGCAGTTCGGCCCGCTGGAACTAGCCCCGCTGCGCGACAAGTGCAAAGCATTCAACCCGCATTTTTTCAGAGTGCGGGAGGCTCTGGCCGGAGTCTCCCGAGCAATCGAAGCGGGTCTCGACTCGCTGATTTCGACAGAGCAATAATCGCATTAACCGTCGCCGGCCATGGCAATGTGCTGACTTACCCTTATCGGTTATATGTGACAGCGCTGGAAGGACTGAATAGTGGCCGTCAAGCCTGAAGTCGCAGTCAAGATAACCGCCGACCCGTCAGGGTTCGTCAAGGGCGCTACGGTCGTTCAAGGTTCGCTTGCCAAGCTGCAAGCACAGATGACAGGGTTTCAGGCGGTTGCGGCAAAAGGGCTGTCAGCGGTTGGTCTTACTGGTGGGTTTACGGGAATCACCGTT